CGAGCGCTGTGGCGCGCGTGAGCAGGCGAGTCAGGATCTCCTCCTGCCGCGCCGGATCGAGGTTGGCCAGCAGGCGATCGAGCCCGTCGATGGTGATGCGATTGGCGGTCACGTCACCACCTCGCGCCACTGCGCCCGCGCACGGTGGATGACCATGCGCTGCGTCGCGTTGATGCCGCCCACGTAGCTGACAGCGCCGCCGCCCTCGACGCCCTGCACCTCGCTGTACAGCCCGCGGTCGCGCTGGCGCCACGCGTTGACGGCCAGCTCGAGCGCGACCTGCTGCACGTCTGCCGGCGCCGGGCCGTAGCCCCACACTGCCGTGATGCGATACGCCGCATGCGCGCGCCACCGTGTCTCGGCGTCGGCGGCGATCAGGTAGCCGGCCTTCTGCACGTAGTCGTCGGGATCGATGGTCGTGCCGGTCGTCGACGTGAGCTTGGCCACCTCGACGACGGCCGTGACGCTGCCGTGCTGGTGCGCCGGCAGGCGCATGTAGGTCGTGCGATACGGCTCGCTGCGCACGACCTCGGCGGAGGCCGCGCCGTACGCTGCGTACTCGACGGGCAGCAGCGCGCTCTCAACCATCGCGCAGGCCCGATCGAGGATATCCTGCAGCAGCGCATCGAGCGCCACCGCGACGGTGACCGACGGCGTGGTGCCGCCGGTGAGGCTGTTGGTGCCCAGCGTGAGCGGCGACGCGATCCGGGCAGATCGCGCCGACCACACCACCAGGTAGGGCCCGCCCGCCGAGCCGTACACCGTGACCGGTGCCGCATCGCCGGACGTCGCGGCCACCGTCGTGATCGCCGCCTGCACCGTCGCCGGCGTGGCGTTGTATGCGATCGCGACTGTGGCCGTGCCCTGGTAGACCAGCGTGTAGGTGCCGCCCGTCGGCGCCCCGGTGACCGTGACGCGCTGCGCGGCGCGATCCGGCACCTGGTCGAGATACTCGCGCAAGTCCGTCACGGTCAGTCCGAGTGCCATGTCAGAACTCCATGATCGTGACGCGGACGACGTGCGTCGACGACGGCACAATGCCGTACAGCGTCTCGCCGGGCGGGATCTGGATCTCCGTCATGACCTTCGATGACGAGGTCAGCGTGAACCCGGCGCCGGCCACGACGGTTGCCGGGCCGAGCGTCACGTCCTGCCCACCGCTGTCGCTGAACAGGTGGATGTGGCAGCCATTGCTGGCCGCCGTGTGGATCGCTGTCGGGCTCGTGGTGATCGTGACCGACTTCGCCGTGATCGGCATGGCGCCCTCCGTCAGACCAGCGACCAGCTGATGTACGCGTTGCCGACCAGCCCCGCCGATGCGCCGCTGGCCACCGAGCCGGTGACGAACTGCGTCGACGTGACCTTGCGCGACATCGATCCGTTGGTGCCGGCGTTGGTGGCGCTGTTCAGCACCTTCGCCGCCGAGGCCAGCGACTGCCCGTCGAGCAGCGTGTCGTTCAGCGTGGTGGCGTTCGCCGCGACGCCGACATCGATGGTGCATGCGCCGGTGGTAAACGTCGTCACGTCGAGGATCACCGAGTGCACGATGATCGCCGCGCCCGCCGGGTTCGCCCACGCGAAGACCCCGCCCGCGCTGTCGACGGCCGCCAGCGCGACCTTGTCGACGCGGATCAGGCCGTTGAGCGTCGCGCCGCTGGCCGCCAGTGTGCCGGAGACGGTGAGCGTACCACTCACCGTCTGGCTGCCACCGACGACCCACGACTCCCCGCCCTGCTCCTGGTAGTTGGAGCTGTTGTAGGTCATCGTAGTCCTCCTTACGCGCCGCTGACGACCTCAGCCGCCGCCGCCGCCGTGCTCGAGAGCGCCGCCGGGGCCAGGCGCGGGCCGTACCGGATCGCGATGACCTCCCCAAACGCGATGTTGGCCGTGGCGCTGGTGCGCACCGCCTGCACGTACCGCTGGCGCGGCTCGCGCACATCGACGATCAGGATCTTGCCGTTGATGTCGTCGTTCACCGCGCAGGTGACCGCCGCCGATGCGCCGGTGATCAGCGCCATGCCGGTGTCGCTGTCCGCGGTGTTCTGCTCGACCTTCAGCGTCGCGACGCCCGTCGCTGCGCTGTCGGTGATCGTGGTGACGAACAGGACGCCGTCCCAGCCCTGCATGTCCAGCCGGGTCGAGTTGCTGTCGGTGTTGCTCGCGTTGGAGATCGCCGCGCCGACGTACGCGACCTCGACGTTCTCGTTGAGCTGCCCGATGTGTGCCATGGGTTCCTCCTCAGGCCAGCTTCAGGCGCTGGAATGCCTCGGCGAGCACGGGCTGCCCGTCGACGTACGTGCGACCGATGTAGCCGATCTGATCGGTGCTGGCGTAGAGCTCGGCGAGCACCTGCAGCTCGTAGCGCCCCGTCTCGGCGATGTAGTAGTACGAGAAGTCACCGATGATGGCGACATACAGGCCGGCGGTGTAGGTGTTCGGCGCGTACTCGCTGACCAGGTACGGTACGTCCGCGATGGTCGGCGGCAGGCCCTGCGTGATGCCACCGCCCGGTCCAAGCCCCGGCGACCACAGGTAGTTGCCCGAGCCGTCCTTCAGCTTGCGGATCCGCGCGATGGTGTCGCGGTGCATCACCCAGCGCGTCGCCGGGCGCGACCAGTAGGCCGCCTTCAGCGCGTGCTTGGTGTCGAGGATGTTGTCCGCGGTAAACGACGTGGTCGCCGACGCCGTGGTGTCACGCGAGGTCGGGATGCCCTGCACCGACGCGGTGAACACGCCGAGCGGCTGGCCGCTGGCCCCGGTGCCGGTCAGGAACGCCTTCTCCTCGGTGATGCCGAACTTGTAGGCGAGCCGGGCCTGCACCCACTGCTCGATGTTGACGCGCGACTGGTTCACCAGCGTGCGGCTGATCTTGACTTCCTTGCTGAGCCGCGTAGGCCGCAGCGTGCGGAGGCCGGTGCGCATCGCCGTGTCGGTGGTCACGCTCGCCACCTCGGTGAGCCAGTCGGCGTCAGCCGGATCGGCGTCCCACGTCGGGGCGATCAGCTCGGTGCCGACGTCCATCGGGATCACCGTGGCCAAACGCCGCAGGTACACCTCGTCGTCGATGAACTTGATGATGCCGTTGGCCAGCACCGCCGGCGCGACGAGGTAGCCGCCCTGCGCATCGACGCCGGCGGAGAGGTCCTTGCGCTCGGCGGCGCTCAGCATGCCGCCCTTGAACCAGTTGCGCACGAGCTGCAGCTGGCGCTGCTCCACGTCGCTGCCCGACGCGGCGCCGCCGATGCCGAGGCGCTGCTGCGGCGCGCTCAGCTGGGCCATCGCCGACGCTGCCGCCGCATCGCGCTCCAGGCGCTTGGCGTCGGCCATCTTGGCGTCGAACTGCTCCATGATGCGGTCGTACTGGGCCGAGTCATCCGCGCTCAGCCCCTTCGGGTTCTCCAGCAGCGATCGCGCGCGGCCGTAGAGCTCCGTCGCCTCGTTGTACAGGCTCTGGGTGTTCATGAGGTTCTCCCACTCCGCAGCAGCGCCAGTGCCGCCGCTGCTACCCGCAGTTGGCGTTCTCGACCATCCACCGGCAGAGCGGGTGCGACACGCGCGGCGCGCTCCTCGTCGGGATCAGGCTGATTGATCAGGCGCACACTGGTGGCGCCGAGCTCGATCGCCGCCTCGGCGATCTGGTTGATAAGCTGTGTGTCGCGCGTCGAGTGCCGTGCCCCGGCCTTCATCGCCGCCCGCAGCGCGTGCAGCAGTGTGCCCAGCGGCATCGTCGTGCTCCGCGCCTTCGCCGCGACCGTGGCGCTGTTCGCGCCCCAGTTGACGTCGCTGGTCTCGTAGAGCTTCAGCTCGCGCAGGTTGCGGATCACGCCGAGCGGGCTGCTGGCGTTCTCCTCGAAGTCGAACCGCACCGCGTCGAAGGCGAAGCTCATCTCGAGCGGCGCGCCGCTGCGGATCGCCGTCAGCACCTCGTTGGCGCGCGGCGTGTCGAGGTACGTCCGCGTCACCTCGGCGCCGCCCGTCGCCGTCGGGGCGCGCATCAGCACCTCCGCCGGCAGCGCCTGGCGCGGCACCTCGCGGATCGAGTCGATCAGCGCGATCGGCGGCGCGTCCATGTCGTGCTGCCACAGATGCAGCACGCGCCCGGCACGCTCCGACAGCGTCTTCGAGAACGCGCCGTTGTGGATGATGTCGGCGTAGCTGTCCATGTTGCCGAACACCGAGAAGATGCCGGTCACCGTGCGATCATTGATCGACGACGGCATCAGGAAGCCCGCCTTGCGCTCGTGGCGCGACGCGTTCAACCACGTCTTCGTGCGTGCGTCGCTCTCTTGCATGCTTGCCACCTGCTCCTCCGCCCAGCGCTGCGCCCGCTCCGACTGGCGCCGCGTGCCACCGCCCCACAGCGCGTGCGCGACGACGCCCGGCGACGGGTAATCCTCGTGGTCCGGGTTCGCCGCCGGCGCGTCGAGGTCGGTCATGTGCCGCGCGAACCACGCCGCCATCCGGACGGCCTTGTCCTCGCTCACGAACCCGTCGGCCATCTGCCGCGCCTCGCGGATCGTGCGCTCGACCACGCCGTCGCCCGACAGGCCGTCGCGGTGCCACTCGAGGCCCCGCCGCGCGTTCGCGCGCAGCCAGGCCGGCGCGTCGACCTTCGTCTCGGGCACGGGCGGCGCGACCTTGCGTCGCTCCTCGTCGTCGTCGTCGTCCTCGTCGTCCATCTCGGCCACGTAGTAGTCGATGATGGCCCGCGCCTCGTTGACGATGTCCTCGTCGAGGTCAGCGGTCTGTGGCAGGCGCGACGCCGCGGCGCGCAGGCCGCTCGACAGCACGTACAGCTCGCCGTCGATCACGTCGGCGATGCCGAGCTTATAGCTGCCGCGCAGCTCGGGCCGCTCGTCGTCGTACACGAGGAACGCCCGCCGCGCCAGCTCGTAGTCGGGCTCGTCGCTGTCGAACATGGCCAGCTCGAAGACGCGCCGCGCCGCGCCCGGGCCGTCCCAGCGCAGCGTCTCGTTCAGTGGCAGATCCGTGTCTGCGCCGATGACCCATGCCATGTCGCACCTCAGATGACGCGATAGCCTTCGAACTCAGCATTGAACCCTTGGAATGGATCATACGCATCGAGCGTCGTTGCCACGCCCACGGCCGTGCCGCCGGCTGCGACGTTGTCCTGCGCCCATTCTAGCACAAGTCTCAGGCGGCCATTGGCATCAAGCTCTGGCCTGATGCCCTCGTAGGGCATCGTCTCGAACTCAACGATCGTCAGATATAGCTCGGCGATCTCCGGCACTGGCCCGGCCTCGACGATCGCCCAGCCGTCGTCGAGATCGAACGATAAGACGATGGTGCTGTTCGGCAGGCGCATCTTGATCATCGCACCACTCCATCAGACCGCGGAATCTCGCCGGTCTCTGGATCGCGGACGCGCGAGAACGCTAGCGGATCAGGGTTGTACATCATGCGTTCGCCGGCCTGGTAGCTGCTTGGGTCGCTGAGCAGGTCGAGAACGAACATGAACGTTTCAGGATCTCGAGCGATAACATCTGGGCCTGCAGTCATCATCTGCGCAAACATCGGGACGATCTCGTAGTCTTGACCGACAACGTCCTTGTCTTGTCGTTGTTGGACAGGTCGATACGTTGCGCCGATCAGAGGATCCCAGAACTCGCCGCGTCGTACGAGGTTTGCGCCGCGATGCCTTTCGTCATAAAAACTACCCAGGCCAAACACACTCACTTCCGGTCCTGTGCTGCGTCGATCCAGATACGCTTGAATGCGCTGGCGCATCGGCAGATTCTGGCTCTGCACTAAGT